ATCCCGGAGGCATCTCCGAAGCCATCCTGACCGGGGTTGAGGCGGATGACGAGGGTTTCCTCCCGGTCGCCAAGCTCGCCAAGCTCGCCAAGGGCTTCGAGGACTACACCCTGCCCATCGCCGAGCGCGACGGCGCGCTCTACGCGAGGGTGAAGAAGATGCTCTGCGCCCTGGGGTACCAGGAGAGCGATTTTCTGGAAGGCGGACAGCTGGAAGGGCTCTCGACCAACCAGCTCCTGGAGCTGGCCAACGAGGCCCGAGACAAGAGGTGAGGCGATGCTACTGACCCCCGAGCAGCTCCAGAAAGTCCAGAAGATCGTGGAGAAGCATCACAACGCCTTCATCGTGAGCGCCATCGGCCCGGAGGCGGTCGACCCCGCGGTGCTCCAGGAGCTGGAGCAGGCCGGGCTCATCGAGGGGCACCTGAATTCGGTGGAGCAGGCCTACCTCTACGGCCAGCTCCTGGGGGTGCTCCAGAACAAGGCCGCAGCCAGCATGAGTTTCGACGCTTTCCAGAAATACGTGCGCAAGAACCCCATCCCGCTTTCGGTCCCCGAGCAGCGGGCGGTGAAGTTCGCCCAGCTCAACGCCGCTGGCTACCTGAAGGGCCTGGGCAACAAGGTCAACCAGCAGACCGGCAACATCCTCATCGAGGCCGACGCCAAGCTCCGCGCCAAGCTGGAGAAGATCACCCGGGACAAGACCGCCCAGAATATCGCCAAGCGTGAGACGGCGAAGCAGCTCAAGAGCGACCTCGGCTGGGCGAGCGAGGACTGGACCCGCGACTGGGATCGCATCGCCGTGACCGAGAAGCAGACGGCCATGCAGACCGGGCTCGCCGACCACATCGCCAAGCGCTACGGCGAAGACGCCCTGGTAGCAAAGAGGGTAATGCCGGACTCGTGCCGGCATTGCTCGCGGCTCTACGACGGCCCGGACGGCAATCCGCGCATTTTCCCGCTCTCGGTCCTGGTCGCCAACGGCACCAACGTGGGCAAGAAGAGCGCCGAGTGGCAAGCAGTCATCGGGACCGTACATCCCCATTGTCAGTGCCAGCTCATCCACGTCCCGGCTGGTTACGGCTTCAACAAGGAAGGCGAGCTGGTGCCCGGGGGCAAGGGCGGCAAGGTCTACAAGAGCGAGGCCGAGCTGTGCCGCGCCGTTCTGCGCGAGGACGATCTGCGTAAGGCTCTCTCTGGCGGCGAGCAACTGGTGCATCTCTGGGGATTGCCCATCCACATTGAGAACCCAAAGGGCACCTCGCGGACCTTCCACACCCCGGACGGGGGCACCGACAAGACCTGGATGCTGCACGCCTACGGGGAGATCTTGGGCACCACCGGCGCCGACGATGATCCTCTCGACGTGTTCATCGGCCCGGACCCCGACTCCGAGATGGTCTACGTCATCGAGCAGCAGAATCCCGAGACCGGCATCTGGGACGAGCAGAAGTGCATGCTGGGCTTCTCCAACCAGGAGGACGCCGAGCGCGCCTACGGATTGGCCTACGATCGGCCGGAGAAGTTCTTTCTCCAGACCAATCCGATGGAGGTCGAGGCCTTCAAGCGTTGGGTGGGGTTGACCCGGGTGCAGAGCGCCGAGGAGTCGCCCAAGATTCGCCTGGTCATTCCCCTGCCAGGATTTGGCAAGAGCGGGCAGGTATCGGCGGACATCGGCGCGGCCACCAGCCAGGAGGGCAACCGCGCGGGTGGCCACGGCACCGCGGCCAACTACTTGGTCGAGACCCCCAAGCGGCGCGTTCCAGAAAAAGGTCCCAATCCGCACATCGATCCGACTGACTTGCTCCGCGACTGGAAGGATGAGGAGGAAGAGGTCGCCGAGGGGCTGAAGCGAGACAAGGAGATCTACACGGTCACCGAGCCCCTGCGCAACGTCTATCCGATCGTCTTGCCCGACGCGGCGGTGACCGGGCAGGATTCTGCCCGGGAGGGCACCGAGGAGCGTAGGCGCTACGTCATCGGCAACGCCGCCAAGGTAGCGCTCCGTCCCCAGGACAAAGCTGACCTGGAGAAGTCGATGATCTCGGTTATTGCGACTGGGCCGCGCGGGGGCAAGATCGTCGGCTGGGATGGCTCGACCCCCATCTACCTCCGCAACGGCCAGGAGACCAAGGAGCCGGGGTGGACTGCGCGGCTCTTGGGCTATCTGAACGGTCACCTGCGTCCGCACCACACCGATCCCGATCTGGTGGTGTTGAAGTTCTCTCCGGGGCACAAGGGGGTCATCGAGCAGCTCCGCAAGCACTTCGGCATCCAAACGCAGGTTGAGCCTGGCCCAACCTATCACCGGATCACGGTGAGCCGCGCGGTATTCCAGAAAATCGAGGACTCCGACCCGCGGGTGATTTTTCCAGAAAAAGAGAAGCCCGCCCCTGCGCCAGCGCCCAAGCCCGCGCCCAAGTCCTCGGCCAAGGCAGACATCGTATTCGCTCCAGAAAAAGTAGAGCGGGTGGGCGAGATTCAGCTCGTCCCCAAGAGCGAGATGAAGGTGCCGGCGGTACTCAAGGGATTCATGCGCAACGGGGCCAAGGTCACTGCGACGGTGAAGGGCAAGAAGCAGGAAGGGACATTCATCGGCACGGATCAAGCAGGGCATCCGATCATTGACTTTGGCCCGGGCTATCAGGGGCCGCATGATGAGCATCACGCCACCCAACTCCACTTCGCGGACTGGAAGAACTTTGAATCCCATGAGGCGGGCCCTGAGTATTACAAATCCGCTACCCACGATCTTCCAGACAAGTGTTTCGTTCGCCCTAACGAACGGCACCAGAAGATTCTCGACGAGTTGATGACGACCCCCGCGGTGGGATCGCACACGTCTACTGAGTATACCGAATGGTTGTGGAAGCGAGGCCGCGAGACCTATCTGGTTGGCGGGGCGGTGCGCGATCTGCTCAACCTGGTCAAGCCCGGGAGCGACATCACTGACGAGAAGGTGATTTCCAAGCTCAAGGATTTCGACATGGTGACCACGGCCGATGCGTCGGTCATGAAATCCTGTTTCAATCAGGTTGGCGCGGATCTGCCCCCGAATAAGCGCATCACAAGCAAGCCTCCTGGGGATGAGGCCTGGATGACTGTTTGCGCAACCAAGAGTGGGCCGGGTATCGACTTGACCGGCATGGTGTCCTATACGACGGCGGACGGCGAGCAGTGTGAAAATCCGGTCAACGGCAAGTATTGGCCGGACATCCGAGTGGACCACGAGATGCGCAAGGACTACGAGCGCCGCGACTTCACCTGCAACAGCATCTACTACGATCCGAAGAACAAAGTGATCATCGATCCCACTGGTCGCGGCATCGCCGACGCCCAGGCCATGGTTCTGCGCCTGCCCATCCCGATCAAGGACATGCCCCAGAATGATTCGCTTTCCTGCCGCTATTACAAGTTCCGGATGCGCGACTGGATCCCTGACAAGGATACCCACGACCAGTGCATCGCGCACTTCGAGGCGACGTTCAAGCGTCTCGACGTACCGCATCGCGCTGCTATCCTGCACCGTACAATTTGCAAGAAGGGGGGAACGCCCGAGGAGAATCTGGCCAACTTGCGAAAGATCATGGAGCGGGATGGAGTCGGAGATCTATACGCTGACTACATTGCGGCGGATCACGCTGCAATTGTTGGGTGGATCAACGAAAAATTAAAAGCGCACAAGTGAGGACGCAATGGAAGATCTGGACGAGACAAACGAGCAGGTTCTCTTTTTGCTGAAGCGGGCCGACGGAACCTACGAGCCGCGTCTTTCTGGCGCGACGCTCAAAGACGACATCATGTGGACCGAGGAGATCATGAACCCCAAGGCGCTGGAGGTTCCGGTTTACTGGGAGGGGCAAGTGAAAAAGCTCCCGGCCATTCTGGAGCAGAGCAAGGTGCTGGACGGGATCGTTTACATCCGCGCAAGCGACGCCTGGAGGTTCATCCATGAGGTACGTAATGCCGCTAAGCAAGGCTCTCAGTAGGTCCACCGAGGACGCGGAGGGGATATTGACCCCGCTCGGAATGGGAGTCGCGCACCGCTACGCCGCGGCCTGGGTTGAAGGGCGGCGTGATCTCGACATCGAGCGCCAGTATCCTGAGCTGGCTGGGTTGTTCTGGGACGTGCGGATGGATCTGGAACTGGCTCGCGCGCATGCCCTCTGAGCCGCGTTTCCAGAAATCGATCGCTAGCCGGGTGCATGCGCAACGGGGTGCGCCCAACGCCTTGCGTGATCGGTTGCGGCCAACGGTATTTTGGGAAGGGTTTTCCAGAACCAGATATGCACGGTTCGGTAACTTGATCGCCGGCGAGACTGTCTAGGGAGCTAACTCAATGAATTCACTACCAGCTTTCTATTTTCTGGAACCGGAGCCGCTGGTCAAGGCACTGGTCAAGACCGCGAAAATCAAGATCAATCTGGGAAGCTGGCAGGGCCTACCGATCATCGCCTATGGTCCGCGGAACGGAAAGATTGTCGGCTACAAGTCTAACGGCAAACCCATCTACGCCGGTAGCTCTGCCGCTCAGCAGTTGGTCGCCATCCTCCAGGCCAAGCACGCCTACACCCCCGAGCAGCAGGATGTGGCCCTGGTGAAGTGGCTCCTGGAGCTGGGTCTCCAGGGGGCGATAGACGCGGAACAGGTTCACTTGTCCAAGGAGGGAGCCAGCCTCCTCCAGGAAGCGTTCTCCTTGACCCCGCAGCCCCTCGGCGGGGGGAAGTGGGCGGTGAGTAAGGCCTCTCTCCTCCCCCACCTCGGAGAGCCCCTGCGGCCTTCTGAGGAGAAACAGACCGGGTGGGCGGCGGAGATGGCTAGCGGGCAGTACGGGGACGGGTCGTTTCCCCCGCTCTCCGAGCTGACGGAGCTTCCGGCCGGGAAGTTCGCGGGGTCTCACGGCAACCTGTTATTTGTAGACAAGGGTGGGCACAAGTGGGTTTTCAAGGCTTCTGACCCTATCATCGCCCGAGCGGAAGAGGCCGCCTGCCGGCTGGGGCGTCTGCTTCTGGGGAACCTGATTCCGGCGGTCAAGTACGTGGAAGTCAAGGGGAAAGGCGGAGCGCTTATCCAGATTCTGGAAGGGCAAACCTGGCAGGAGAGTTCCAGTCAGCACTCCGACCCCCAGATGGAAAACCTGAAGAAGTACAAAGAGTTGATCATCAAACACCAGGTGGTTGACTGGCTTGTTTCCAACCATGACTCGCATGCTGGGAATTTCCTGAGTCAGGGTGGACAGTTGGCGGCGATCGACAAGGGACAGAGCTGGAAATTCCTGGGCAAGGACAAGCTGGAGGCGGACTATTCCCCCAACCCTAGCCACCCGATATATAACAAGTTCTGGGAGAAAATCTCCGAGGGAGCGATCGATCCGAAGGGGCTCATCGAGGCGGTGGCCGATGTAGTGAATCGTGCGGACCAGATATCTCCTGAGCAATTTCAACTGATTGTCGCTCCTTACGTGTCAACGGCCTCTGGTTGGACGCACGCGGACCCGCAAGCGCAGCTCCAGAAAATGCTCTCACGCCTTCAGAATTTGCGCTCGGATTTTGAAGGGTTCCTGAGCAAGGAGCTGGGGAAGAAAGTGGTGCTGCCGAAACCCGAGACGGTCCAGGTAGCCTGGGAGGTAGCACCCGGGGAGAAGCCGGCGGCTCCGGCGGTGAAGAAGCCTCCAACCAAGCTGGAGATCCCTCTTGCTCCGGCGGTCCCGGTGGTTCCAGAATCACCGCCGCAGCTCACCGCGGTAGAGACCACTCCGGTCACGGCGGAGAAGCCCAAGGCTGGTTGGCCGCTCACGAAGAAGGGCGGCAAGTCGGTCGAGGTGACCATCCACACCCCGGGCGTGGTTCCGGCCAGCTGGTGGCCGCCGGGAGTGCCCGCACCCGGGATGAAGCTGACCACTGTGTACAAGGGCAAGCAGTACGGGCTGGAAGTCGGCGAGAACTGGGAAGGGAAAAAGCCGTCGTTCGTGGTGACTTACCCGGACGGAAAGATGGTCGGGTTTACCTCGCTCAACGCGGCTGGCGATAGCTTGTACTTGTTCAACCAGGGTTTGCCGCTCACGCTGAGCGCGACTGAGAAGAAGGCCAAGGGCATCTCGCTGGGGAGCAAGGTCTTCCAGCTCAAGCTCTTTGAGCAGGAGCTGTCCGAGGCCGCGGGCAAGGCCGAGGAGCCACCCGCGCCGGTGACCCAGACCGTTGCCGAGCTGGAGGAGCAGAAGGTCGTTGCCCCTGAGCAGAAGTCGGTCACGGTGTTGGGGCTGTTGGGAAAGTTGATAGATGGCGCGATATTCAACCCAACCGCTGCGTTACCGCAAGAGGTGAAGGAATTTCTCGCGGCGTACCAGGGGACTGACCAGCTGACCACGGCCTGGAATTTGGCGTTGACGCCGGGCTACGCGGTGAAGGTCACTTCGTCGGTCGTGGGCACGATGCTGATTACCGCGCGGCTGGGCAAGGAGGGGCATCCTGAGTTGTGGGGCTGGTGGGAAGGGGCGGACGGCACGCTCCAGCACTCGGTTTGGTCTGGGGTAATGGCGTCGAAGTTCGAGAAGGAATATGGGCTGGACACCCACGGTACTCTCGACGATTTGAAGGGCGACTACCTGAAATCGGCGGAGGCGGAGGAGAAAACCGCGCAGCATATTGCGCCCGCGGGTGCCCCGCCAGAGGCCATCCTACCGGCGACCGCGGTGGTTCCAGAAAGCGCGCCGAAGTTCACCGAGGGACCGCTCGCCAAGGGCACGGTCATCAAGGTGAAAAAGAAGGTACCCGGCTACGAGAAGAAGCAGGAAGTCACGCTCACCGTTCTCCAGAATGGACAGTTGCTGGTGGAGATCCCCGGGCAGACCGCGCAGACCTTCCTGACGCTGAGTGCCGCGTCGGATCATGTCTGGGTTGTCCAGAAAGGATTCACCGATGCTGCGGACTACAAAGCCAAAAACAAAACCAACAAAGTCCCTTCTGGGGGTGGATGGAAGTTTTGGGGTATCAGTCCAAAAGCGGTTCCGGATACTCCAGCAAGTGAACTGGGTGCTGGAGCTGGCCCTGTTCCTGCTCCTGTTACTATTGCTCCTCCAGTTCCTGGGCCAGGAGTCGCCGTTCCCATCGGAACTGATCCCGTAGTACCAAAGGGCGGGGCTACCCTGGAATTTCTGGAAGCCGCTGCATACGGAACCAAGATTCAGACCGACGACGGCAAAGGTAACAAGACCGTCTACGAGAAGCTCTATGGGGGCAAATGGAAGGTGACGCTGATCAACAAGTTTGCGTCGGCAGACACGGCGGAAATAACTACTGCTGAAGCCTACAACATGATGCAGGACGAGAAGATCGAATCATGGGAAGGGCTGGGCGCGCCGGTTCCAGAAAAAGCGGGCGGGAAGTTTCCCACCGACCTGGAAGCGTTCTCACAGTTGCCTGTGTGGACTACCGCCCAGACTAAATCGAGTTGGGGCGCGACGACCACTTACGTCAAGGAGGCCGCGGACAAGTGGATGGCCATGCCTGAATCGGGTGAATCTCAGAGCTATGATGACATTCAAGCGTTGGGGGCGATCAACGGCGAGAAGCTCGACGCCTGGAAGTTGGGCGTGGATAAGAAACCCGCGGCAATCCCCAGCGGCCCGCTGCCTCCGCCGAGTCTGGAGCAGATCAAGGCCTACCCGCTGGGCACCAAGGTTCATGTGAATGTGCATTCCCATCCTTCTTATGTGTATGTCAAGACAGCGGCGGGTTGGAGCAATTTAGAATCGGGAAATACATACAAGGATCTGACGGTAGCCAATTCTTGGAAACAGCCGTTCAATGAGATCACTAAGATCGAAGTTCCAGAAAAAGAGTCGATATTCGACGCGCTACCTGGTTTTGCTGAAACCGCCGTTAAATTTGGTACAGATGAGGACCAGCTCATCAAGAAGGTTAAGCAAGCGACGCAATCGCTCAATTCCTTCAGCAAGATCCCTGTGGGCACGGTCATCACCACCAAGGGATCGGGATCTGGGCAAGACTACGTCTACACCAAGACCAACATGGAAAAAGAGTTAGGCGAGGCAACCTGGAAGGTCCAGATGCCCGGAGCGCCTATGACTGCTCTGGGGGAATTGACGGCGAAGTTGGACATCGCCAGCGAAGTGCCGTTGTCCTGGAAAGACCCCGAAGCCTCCCAGCTGGATTCTGAGCCCGGAGTAGAGAATTGGGCGTGGTTTGCTTTGCACCCTGTGGAAGCCGCGAACAAGGTCAAGCCGTCTATCAAAGCTGGCGATAAAAATTTCGATGTGCTACCTGCTGGAACCCGGGTGCAATTCTCCGTGGATAAAAAGATGGATGCGCCTGTTCACATAGCAATCAAGGTGGCCCAGGGAACTTGGGAAGTGATTTGGGAGGACGGCAAGCACGAAGAGCATTCCACAGATTATTTGAAGTCATTGTTTACAACGCCTGAAGTCGTAGTGAAAAAGCTGGTGGGCCCGGGAATAAGTTTCACCGGGGAGTTGCAGAAGCCCGGTAAGGGGGATCTCCAAACCCTGATCAACACCAAGCTAGAGCTGCTGATAAAAACCGGAGACTTCGCGTTTTTGCCGAAGGGCACGGTTATCCAAAGCGAGTCCAAGAGTGGGGCGATCCAGTATAAATACGTCAAGGAGTCCGACAATTTCTGGAAGACGTATTCAGACGGAACCAATGTGGGATCGCTCAGTAGCGACGTGGTGGCTACTGAGTTGAAGGACGAAGTCATTACGAGTTGGAAGAAGCCTGGAGGGGCGGCGTTTACTCCAGAGACTGAATCCACCCCAGCCGAGGAAGTGCCCCCGGAAGTACCTTCGGTCGGCAATCAGGTGGAGCTGGTCAACCAGATCAAGGCCTCGGCGAAGTTGGCGGGCATTTCTGGATTCGAGGACATCATCAAGGCGCTCATTGCATTGCCGCCGGGGATCGTGCTCAAGACTGAGGGCACGATGGGCCAGGAGTACCAGTACCAGAAGCAAGCCGATGGGTCCTGGGCTACGATATCCGAAGGGCTGAACCTGGTGACGGGGATCCCGCCGGGCTCATTGGCAGTTGATCTGAAGCATGAAATTATCACGGCGTTTACCCCTGCTGGTCAGCCAGTCGTTCCAGAAAAAGATAAGGCCGCCAAGGGGGCTCCGCCGTTGTTGATGAAGCCTGTAGCGGATTTTCCGAAGGATAATCTGGAGGCTTTCAAGAAACTGCCTATTGGAACCACGGTGCTAGCCACCACTGCGTTTGGGAATACGTGGACGTATACCAAAACCGGAGAGAATTCCTGGAGTTCCAAAAGTCCCGTGACGGGTAAAACACACCCGGAGGTTCCTGATCATGTCTTGTTCGCGGACGTGGCTACTGAAAAGGTAGTCACGTTCGGGGTGCCGACGCAAAATCTCCCAGCTACTTGGGAGGAGTTTGGCAAAATTGCGGAGGGTAAGGTAAGCGGAAAGCAGACCGTGACCAACTCCGAGTATGCCCCGTACTTGGAATACACCGCCAAGTTCAGCGCGCTCCCGGTGGGTACGGTGATCAACACCCAGCATAAGACGGGAAACACCTACGAGTACACCAAGCTTGCGCCGGATGCGTGGGAAATAGTTAGCAGTGGAGGGCAGAAATACGCCTTCCACGATACAAATGCGCTCTCTGATATTAAGGGTGAAACCATTCTGAGTTGGGCGCAGCCGGTGGGCACAGTGTTTCCAGAAAATGTGCATACCGACTACAGTACGCTGCCCACGATAGTGCAGGATGTGCTTTCTGGAATTAAAGACAGTGCGGAGAAGGGGAAGACCCCCAAAGACGGCGCGACCCATGCCCCGGTTGAGAAGCCGTCTGGGTGGGCGGATTGGGTGCCTCCACCCGGGGTGATAGTGTCTGGGGAGTGGCAGGGCAAGAAATACTACGTGATCAACGGGCAATTCGGTTACCCCGTGGGGTCAGACACCCCCAACAAGCTGGTGCAGTTTGGCATCGTTGATGAGGACGGTAAAATCCATCTGGGCTCAACGGGCGAGGACCCGGACGATGCGCTCGCCTATGCGCTGACCGCGGCAGGGATCGGTACCTCGGCCGCGCAGTTCAAGGAGGTCTGCGGGCTCGGCAAGATCACCTTCCCGGTAGGGTCGAGCATCTACAATCTTTCTGGAACGCAGAACCCCCTGGCGAGCAAGCCAGTTGCCCAGATGACTCCGGCGGAGAAAGCCACCAAGGTCAAGACCTCCATGGCGCTCCAGGACGCGCTCAAGACCCACCCGCTGCTCCAGGAGGGGATGCTCAAATTCAAGAAGGCCAAGGGCACGGCCATGTACGTGTGCCTGGACGGGGTGGAAGGCGCCAGTACCAAGCTCTACAACGCGTTCAAAGAGCTGGGCGTCGAGCACCACATCAAGAACAAGGGCGGGCTACCCAAGGTCAACGCCCAGGGCGCTTTCGTGACCATCGACGGCCAGGTGCTCAAGTACACGCAGGTCGAGGTGGAGACCACCGCGCTGGAGTCGTCGAGCGTCAAGCACGAGCCCAGTGACCCCAACTGGCAGACCATGCCCGAGGCCAAGCCCAAGCCCAAGAAGAAGAAGACCAAGGCCCAGCTGGCCGCCGAGAAGGAAGCCGCCAAGAACCTTGAAGCGGCCAAGCAGAAGGCCGTCGCAATCAAGGCCTGGGCGGTAGCGCATCCACCGATGACCGACAAGGGCCAGCTCCAATTGCTAGCCTATCTGCAGAAGGATTTCGCCAGCTACCAGATCCCGGTGGGAGTCATCGCGCGGGTGGAGGACGGGGCGCTGGTGCTCTCCCATAAAACGCACCAGAAGCAGCTTGCCTACTACTTGAAGTTGCTCCAGGCGGGCGAACCCTTTCAGGTGGAAGCAATCGAGACGCCTTGGGGCGAGGCGGTCAAGGTCGATATCGACGGGATCCAGAAGGCGCTGGAGAAGAGGTTCAAGGTAGGTATCGGCAAGATGATCACTGGCCCCGACGGCAAGCAGTATCCGGATGGGACCACGTTCCAGAAAAAGACCTCCGAGCACAAGGTATCCGATCTGATTTCGTCCGAGCCGGGGTTTTACAAGATCAAGGAGCACGCCACCGACCCAGAGAACCTCGCTTTCCTCAAGGTGTCCGGCACCAGTCCGGAGTCGATGGCGCAGATGAAGGCCATCATCGTCAAGTACGGACTGGAGAGCCCGCACGCGGAGCCCAAGCTGGGATCGGGCTCAGTGGTACATTCGATCTTCAAGAAGTCGTTGGAGAAGGTGTACAGTTCCGAGGAGACCTACCAACCCACCATTCCCGAGCAGCCGGATAATTTTGTCCAGAGCGGGTTGCCGTATGTGGATACCGGAGAATATTGGGCAGAAGTCGGAGACGGGTCGGCGGATCTCGTGGATGTGGCTTCGATCAAACCTTCGCGCTACGGGCATGCGATTCGCGTGGGTGCCCCCGGAGAATTGCGTGATTTTTGCATCCGATTCCGTCGGGTAATAGATCCTGTAGGGCAGCTGTACTACGAGTTCACCGGAGATCTGGTGCAGTTCGACGGGATGAGTTCCAAACTAGGTAGCGGTAAATCAAAGTTCGGATCTACTCTTGGGGCCACCATTCCCGGGCCAGACGGTGATATTTTAACTACTATTGGTTTTGATACTGATACTGGGACGCATACCGAATACGATTCTTCAATTTCCGGTGCTCCGAAGTACGATGGATTTTTCGGCAAGACCGATGCAGGTAGCTCCATCATGGTCATTCCCCCCAGTAGCATGCAAGATACGTTCAAAAATACTTTCCGGGTGCGAATTCCAGCGAGCGAGAATCCGTTGAGCGAACTGCGGGAAGCGCTCCAGAAAATGGGCAAGGACCCGGACAAGGTTCTTGCACCCATTACCGAGGACAGCGATCGCATATACAAAAAGTCGGTTCTGGTGCGCGGATTGATGGGAGCTTCTGGTTGGAACGAAGGAAAGTTCCCGGTGGATACGATGCACAATGAGAATTGGCTGGATGGGAAACTTTCTGAACTTGGGGGCAAGGGGATGGTGAAAGGTCTGAAGGTAGTAAAGACCTTTGACAATCATATTTCTGTAATCGCGGATGACGCTGAGCAATTCAAGACTTGGTCTTTCCCCTACGTCGGCGCGAGCCTTGACGGGACCTTCCTCCAATTTATGCAGGGGTCGGGTTGGGCAAGCAGAAAGGATTGCTTAGTACACGGGGTATGGCACACTGGCCAGTCGCCTGGACCGGACATGAAATGCGGGGGATCGAAAGGCACTTTCTTTCGGGTGGCGGGCGAAGGATCTGTGATGAGCGAAGCGTATGACTGCCAGATCATTTTCCATCCGCGGATATTCAAGCGAGTTGATTGGTGGCGGTACAATGGGGATGGTTACGGCAACACCACTTCAGAAATGGTGAATGGGCATACCGTATATGATTCGCCGAAGCGGAAGAGTACCAAGTTGGGCCCCACCAATGAAATACTTTTTGAGGGCGGCATAGGCCTGAAGGACGCTATTGCGGTGGTGATTGGGAATAATGACAAACGCCAGCAGATGATTCACGCGATGAAGAAAGCAGGCAAGACCGAGATCAACGGAAAGCCGTTAGAGGAGTTCTTTATTTCAGCGGTTCATAAGGGGGCCAAAGCCCATAGTATGGCATCGACGTTTGCTGCGGCGCTGGGCATCACGCCGCTGGAGTGATCATGCGTACCGATCTGGTATACGAGACCCATTGCGTTTCAGACCCCCATTCTCCTATCGGCCGTTTCGGTGTAGTGCGGGGCATGCCTGGGGGGTTGATGTTACAGACCGACGGCGGGGTAGATCTGGCACTCCCCATCGAAGACATTGACGAGCAACTCGTTGACGATTGGCAGAATGGGTATCTGGAGATCAACACCCCCAAGGGGCATTTCATCCTGAATCGCATCGACAAGGAAGCGGGCGAGGAGCTATCTCCCTTCTGTCCTGGCGCGCCGATAGAATTCGACACTGACGCCGCGGCGCAGGCATACTACAAGCAAGCGTTAGGACCAATATGAGATGCCCGCACTGCGATAACCATCTGTTGCAGAAATCTGGAAGCCGAGTTCGGCTGCGCACCCAAGGCCCGATCGACTTCGACGGCAAGCGCTGCCGGGCGAAGTGCTACTGGTGCGCTTCCCTCGTCGAGCTGCCCATCCAGATTCTGGACGGCACCCCGATCAGCCGCGAGCAGTTCATCCTCCCCCGGAAAAGAGATTGACAGAATTCTGAAATCGTATACGTTGAAATTAATTAGAGATGTGCGGCGATAGGCCCAGTACGGTGGTTGCCGGTAGGGGCGGACGCTTTGAGTCAAGCGATCCGCCCTATTTTTTTGGTGAGGATCACATGCAGGTATTTGATTTCGATCTTCCAGTATCGTTCTTCGAGAAAGCCGACGCGGAGCCGGGCAAAGAACGGCGCATCGGTGGCATCGCTACTCTGGAGACCAAAGATCGCCAGGGAGAAATCATCCTTGCCAGAGGGGTCGATTTCTCGGATTTCGTCCAAAATGGGTGGTTCAATGACAACCACTCCAAGAACACCACCGACATTTTGGGCTACCCTGAGCAGGCCAAGTTTTTCCGAAAGGGATCCGCGCTACCCAATGGCGAGACGGCCAAGGCGGCTGGGCACTGGGTGGAAGGGTATCTGCTCAACACCCCCGGCGCCGACAAGGTCTGGGAGTTGGGCCGTGCTCTCGCCCAGACCAATCGCCGGCTGGGATTCTCGGTTGAGGGGAAGATCGAGAAGCGCACGGGTCCGCTCCAGAAAACCATCGCCAAGGCGCTGGTGCGCAATATTGCCATTACTAACTGTCCGGTTAACGCGGGAGCGCGGATGGAGATCTTGGCCAAGAGCCTTCAGGCAGCGGGGCTCGACGAGGAGATGGAGAAGATGCTGGGCATGGGCACCGCTACGCCTGGCGCTCCGGTCGTTGGCCCGCAGAGCGGCATGGGCGCTGGGCGGGTGGTCACCGGCGAGAGTCTGGAGCACGACGAGACCAACACCGCGGCAGATGAAGACGAGAAGAAGCGCAAGAAGCGCGTGAAGAAATCCATGACGGAAGGTGGGGCGTTTGTGTGGCTGCGCGCCCGGCTGCCGCACGCCACCCCGGAACAACTCGGGCGCATCATCACCCTGACCCGTGCCGCTAAAGCGCGGGGCAAGTGAAGGAGAGAGGCATGGCAACGACCCAGGAGAATGACAAAGTCGATGAGGAAGAGGGCGGAGAAAGCGTGGGCGACGGCCAGGATGAGGGCGAGATGGACAAGTGCGGCGGCGTGAAGAAGGGCTGCGGCACGAAAAAGGCTGAAGACCTCACCGAGGACGATCTGGAGAAGTCGATCGAGCAGCTCCAGTCGCTCACCGAGGGAGCGGGCCCGTCCCGCAAGCAGACGCTTCTGGAGAAGGCCCAGGGCGCCGAGCTATCCAAGAGCGAGCGGATCGAGCTGTTCGAGCTGCTCGGCAAGAGCGAGGCATCCAAGGCATCGCTCAGCTCCGAGATCACCAAAGGGCTGACCGAGAACGACACGCTGCAGAAGGCGCTCGACGTGAGCGACTTTCTCACGGAGCAGCACAACGAGCTGGTCAAGTCGCTGACCGGGCTCGCCGACGCGCTGGAGAAGTCCGACGGCCGGCAGCACGAGTTCAACCTGGTGCTTGCCCGCGCGGTCTCCGGCATCGGCCAGCTGACCAAGGGGCTGGGCGAGCGAGTCGGGATCATCGAGTCCCAACCTGCCCGCGGCCCCAAGAGCAGGGGCGTCACCGGCGCACAGGCGCTGGAGAAGTCCTTCGCTGGGGCAACTCAGCCGTCCGGCGGGATCTCCAAGGGGGCGGTGCTCGACGAGCTGGAGTTGATGGTCCAGGAGTCGGTGTCGAAGTCACTCAACGGAGCGACCGAGGATGGAGTCGATCTGGTCACGGCCAGCTCGAAATACGAGCAGTTCAATCTGATCAGCCAGGGATTGCTCGATCAGGTGCAGCAGAGGATCCAGAGCAAGAAAGCGGCTGCCCGCTGAGTAATCGGGCCAGCGAACGATAGACACTTTGATCCCTTCGGGGACAGGAGGTTTTGGTAATGGAAGCCAACATGGTGAGCTGGAAGGATTACGAGGGCATCGAAGGATTCGGCGCCGCCACCCAGGCAGATGTCGATTCGCTCAACAAGGCCCTCCTGGCCGGCCAGGCCATCACGGGCCCGGGCGGAACGGCCGGAGACGGCTTCGCGCTCCGCGTGGAAAGCCTTGAAAGGACGCTGAAAAATACCACCTACCGGATGGAGCATATCCGGTTCTGGAAGGCCATCCCGAAGCTCCCGGCCTATAACACGGTCGAGGAGCACAACGAGATGAGCCAGTACGGGTCGAACCCGGATGCTGGCTTCATCTCCGAAGGAGATCTCCCCGAGGAAGACGACGCGATCTACACGAGAAAATACCACATCGTTAAGTACCTCGGGACCACCCGCAAGGTGTCCCACGTCATGAGCCTGGTGAAGCCGGCCCATGGCAATGTGGTCGCGCAGGAAACGGTCAACGGCACCATGCACCTGCTCCGGATTTTGGAGCGGGCGCTGTTCTACGGGGACAGCAGCTTGTCCGCCCTCCAGTTCGACGGCATGGAAAAGCTCATGAAGGATCTGTGCCCGGCGACCAACATCATCGATCTCCGCGGTCTGCCGCTGAGCGAGGATCTGCTCACCGACGGCGCGCTCACGGTCCAAGATGCGCCCAACTACGGCACGCCCACCCACCTTTTCCTGAACCCTAAGACCAAGACGGATCTGGTCAAGACGTTCTTCCCCAAGGAGCGGCACGACACGTTCCAGAAACAGGGCGGCTTCATCGGTCTCGACATCAAGGGCTTCACGTCCCCGGCCGGTGACGTGCTGTTCGAGCCAGACGTGTTCATCACCGACGGTGGCGCCCCCAACGCCGGAGCCCTGGGCGACCAGACCAAGCGCCCGGGCACCCCGACCAACTCCACCGGCGCAACCGCTCCGACGGAGGCGCTAGGCAAGTTTGTCGCCGACGACGCTGGCGACTACCGCTACAAGGTCGTCGCGGTGAGCCGCTTCGGCCGTTCGGCTCCGCTGGCTCTGGCATCCGCGGTGACCGTGCAGGCTGGCGACAAGGTGACCTTCGGCCTGACCCCCTCCAGCGCGACCACCGGCTGGTACGAGATCTACAGGACGAAGAAGAACGGCGCGCTCGGCACCGAGCGACTCATCCTCCGGGTGCCCAACGCGGCTGGCGCGGGCGAGACCATCGTCAACGACTTCAACGAGAACCTGCCCGGCTGCACCTCGGCCTTCCTGTGGCAGCTCAACCTGGAGTCCATGAGTTTCAAGCAGTTAGCCCCGATGGTCAAAATCCCGCTGGCGACAATCGACAGCAGTATCAGATGGATGCAGCTCCTGTACGGAACTCCCGTACTTTACACACCTGGTAAGAATGTTCTCTACAGGAACATCGGCCGGGCGACGGGGTACGTGGGTTCCCCGTAAGGGTTGAGAACGACTGACAAAAATTGATTTTCTGGAAAAGGCGTCGGGGTACCCCGGCTCCCCTTCCGGCTCCTCGGCGCCTTTTTCAGATTCCAGAAAGCGAGGAAGTCATGGAGAACACACTCAGCGATGCGGTCAAGGCCCGCATCCCCTCCGAAGAGGAGGACGAATTCATCCAGAAAAGCCTGGCCGGCGCGGTCTCGCTGTTCATGGGCCTCCCGGTTCTCGCCGACGCCGATCGGATCGTGACCACGATCCTGTTCAGCAATGCCACCAAGACCATCGCGGCACAACCCGACTGCCCGCGCAACGTCACCGCGACCCTGACCGATGCCGACGATAGCGTGGTGGGTCTGTTGACCATCACCGGCAAGGACATGATGGGCCGGACGATCGTCGAGACCATGGCTCCCGACGGTGAGGGCGCGGGCAAGACGCTGACCGGCACCAAAATCTTCGCCAAGATCGACTCGGTGGTGGTGAGCGGGGCGAGTGGCGCCGAAGCCGACGTGGACATGCTGGTGGTCGGCGTGGGCAACGTCATCGGCGTGCCCTACGACGTACCCGACGTGGACGCGGTACGCCACGTCTACTTGGGCGGAGCGCGCATCGCCACCCCGACGGTGGCCATCGGCGTCTCCACCAGCGGCATCGACGCGAGCGGCGGAACGTACAACGGCAGCAAGGTACTGCACGCCATCATCCAGCCCACGGCGAGGGTGTAAAAGGGTGTAAACCCCGGGGAAGGAGAGCGAGCATGAATCTACAAAACGTACTCCCGCACATGGCTAACGCTTCGGTGCTAGTTAATGGACACGAGTACAAAACCGACGCTCAGGGTATCGTGCGCGATGTCGCGGAAGCCGATGCCCAGAAGATGCTGGCCAACCGGGCGGCATGGCGCATCTATATCGATCGCCAGGCGGTGCCCGAAGTGAAGGCGGCCGAGAAGGTCGAGGAGCAACCGGTGGCGCGGCCGATCACGATCCCGGACAAACCAGTGCCCGTGCCAGTGCCCGTGCCTACGCCTATGCCCGATCCTACGCCCGTGCCTGTGCCTACGTCCGTGCCGGAGATCAAACCGCCGATCGGGAAGCCCCGGAAGCGGTAAAGTGTTCCAGAAAATCCAGAAGGCCTTAAACGGCCTATAGGAGACCAAAATGAGCAACCTGCCGAAAAATGCACAGGACT